AATTATTAGCCAGTCGTCTTTGGCCTTGGTCTACCCACCACTGACCTGATTTAGCTTTTGACATACGCTGGTCTGAAAGATTAGAAAGACTAATCAATGCAGAACGACGTACGCCGCCTACTACTACGATGTCTGCAATTTTACAGCATACATCATGGCATTCGATACTAGTTAACTTACGTCCAGCTGCTTTTTGGAACACTCCAACACAAAACTGGAAAAGATCCTGTAGTGGTTCAGGACCACTTGCTCTACCGCCAAAAGTTTTAAGTCTAGCACCTGCTGGCCTTACTCGGCTCATGTCCCATTGAGGTAATTTACCTGCATATAGCATAGCAATTAACTCACGAAAAGCACTCGCCCAACCTAGTTTACTATCGCTTACTACAATAGTAGAACTTGTTTTATGGAAGGTTTCAGCTACTTCTGGTAGTTTAGCAATAAAATTACGCTCTACACTGAAGCCTACTCCCGTTCCACACATCAATACATACATAAGCTCGTCAAAAGCTCGTGGATGATCGATATGTAAATAACTACAGTTAAAGCCTGCTACGTTATCACGCTTTAGTGCTTCTCCTGCTGTCATCATACATCTCATAGAAGGCATAACTTCTAAATTATGAATAGCATTAAATAACTCTAATGCTTCATTTTCGTTCAACTGCTCTCTTTCTACGAAGAAATCAACATAACGATTTACTGTCTCGTCCCAGGTTTCCCTACGACCTTCGCTATCTAGCCATCTGGCATAACGACTCTTGTGAATAAAACTTTGATACTGATCCATTAAACCATTCTCTCCTGTATTTCGGATATGTTATCCGCGCCTATCGCATCATCGCAATATGTTATTAAATCCATCAGCTCATAGTTCTTTAATAAAACTTCTGCGTTTTGATTTAGTTCTTGTATATACTTATACTTACCGTCTATAGGTATGTTGTCGTATATTGTCATTGCATCGCCGTAATCTCTTATAAGCTGTTCTGCTCTCTTCGGGCCAATACCGTTAATACCTGGAACATTATCGCCCTTATCTCCTGTAAGACACTTGAAAGAGATGTACTCTTCAGGTGTTACATTGTAGTGCTCATTCCAGTTATCTATTGTTACTTCTTTACGAGTAACATAAGAAAATCTACTTACTCCATCTTGAATTAACAAGTCCCAGTCTCGGTCACTGGAAACTAGCCAAATATTATTTAATTTATACTGGTCTTTTTGCTTTACTAGGTGGGCAGCAAGATCATCTGCCTCTACACCTTGAAAACGAAATACTTTATAATCTTCAGCGAGTAACTCTAGTGTTTCTTCATACTCTTCAAAAAAGTCAATAAATGCTTGCTTTTCTGCTTCAGTTTGTTCAGCGTACTTATCTTTTCGATTCTGTTTGTACTCTGGAGATATATTCTTTCTATAACTCGAAGAGCCCCAATCTGCGGTAATAATTACAGTACCACAATTATAAGAATTTGCTAGAGACTTTACAACAGTCACATAGTCATTACGAAAATCTGTTCTGCCTTGGTGTTTCCACCGAAAAGCTAAGTTTAGTGCGTCTACTATGAGTACTCCGTCTAGAGTACGTTCATTAAAATTAAAAGCCACCTATAAACTCCACTTCTTCTGTTGATAACCAATCTTCTGCTAACATTACATAACAGTTCAAAAACCGAATAAACAGATATTCGTCTGTATTTTCCGGTAAGTGCTCTGTTACTACATAAACTTTAGATCGATCATATTTAAAAAATAAAAGGGGCATTTGATTGCCACCTTTCGCCTGTACTACAACTTTCTTCCACCAACGTATAAGATTATTTGTCTTAGGTTGTGTAAATATTTTATCTGTTAACGGTGAATCTTTGTAGTTCTTTACCTCAATACAATAATGATTTCTTTGATTGGGGACATATAAGTCCCCTTTCAAATATTCTAGAGCACCAGAGGCAGGCACTCTTTCAAATTTTAGTCCGGTCGCTTGGCGTAGCATGTCCCTTACTAGGTACTCGCCTCTCGCTCCCTTCGCTCTTGAGTCTACCATCTTTATCCTCTTCTTGCTTTGCCTCTTTAGAAGCCTCTTCTTCCCAGTGTTGGGCTCTAAGCCACCACCCTCTACGTCTACCTGCTCCCACTATCTCTCCAATGTGCTGATGTTACCAGCCTTAACTACTTCGATTTTTTCAAGTAGAGGATGAGACCAACCATGAGATACAATATAAGTATTCATGTCTTCTCGAAGTAGTACTTCTACTAACTTTTCTCTTCCTTGATCATCGAGTACGTTTGTTACTTCGTCTAAAAACAAGATATTGATTTTAGACTTTGATATACTACTCATGAGCTTACGAATAGCTATTAGAGTAGCGGTGTTTACTCTTGCTAACTCTCCAGAGGAAAGCGCTAGAATGTCTACTACGTTACCGTTGTCTGTAATCTCTACATTCAATTTGTCGTTCGATACTACAAACTCAAGCGTAAAGCGACCATCAGACAATTCGGCTAAGTACTCATTGGCTAACTCTTCGAGTTCTCCAACTAAGTTTTCAATCTTATATGCAAGTAAACCATTAGTACTGAAAGACTTCTTCAACACATCAAGCTCCGATTCGAGCTTTTGGTTTCCTGCAAGTTTGCCGTCGTACTCTTCTTGTTGCTCAATAAACTCCGCTGTCTGCTCTTGTATAACTTGTATACGAGTGTTTAGCTTTGTTCGTCTTTCGTTTTCTGCCGCATTATCTGCGAGTTCTTTTTTTGCGTTGTGTAATCTGCTCTGAACACTCTGTAACTCGTCCTCAAGCTGTTCTTTATCCAAGACAGACGTAGGAAGGCTTCTGTCGAAAGATCGTAACAAATCCGCAAGGTCTCTACTAGCTTTTTCATTGCGTTCGAGTTCTGCATTGTTCGCTTTAATCTGTATAATTCGAGGTTTAATCTCATCAATTTTCTCCTGTGCAGATACAAGTTTAGCCTTTTCGCCTGCAATCATAGCCTTCTCTGCAGAAACATCAATAGGTTGCTTACAAGTTGGACATTCTTCTTTCAATTGTTCTAATTTTTTCAGAGTCCGTTGAGCACCCGTAGCGACTGCCTGTAAAGACCCTAGTTCAGACTGTAAATCATCATAAGATTCATACTGAGTTACTTTAGAGTTTCTGATAGCCAGCATATCGATTTGATCGAGTAGTCTCTTGTACTGATTATTCGTATTAATTTTTTTGTTTTTTTCCGAAATATTTTCAATTTCTACCATGAGAGAACTTAAAGCCTTCTCATCTTCAGATGTATCGATTTGTAAATCCAACATGGGTAGTATGAATGTATCACTCAATTTATTATCTTTTAACCATTTTTCTACTGTTGCAAGTTTCCCAGCTATAGTAGAAGACGCATTAGAAACATCTTTAGAAGCGCCTTTAAATACTTCAAATAATTCAACGTACTGTTCTAAGTGTAAGAGGTCGATTAGAAACTTTTTTCTGTTCGCATCTGTAGCAGTAAGAAACTGTAAGCTCGCATTAGTATTTTGATATACTAACTGCGAAAATGTTTTGAAGTCTACTCCAAGAACTTCTTGTACCGTCTTATATGTATTAGTAGCCGTATGGCTAGAAACGTCATTACCGTTCTTTTCGAGTTTTACTTTTATACTTGTTTTACGGTTTACCGTAATTTCATATCTATCTTCATCTTTCGTAAAAGATAAGTAAATATTATAACCATCATTAACATAACGGTTTGGAATGTCTGCTTTTTTGATTCCTTTTGAGTTTTTATTGTACAACGCTTCTTCTATGATTAATGGAATGGACGACTTGCCCATCCCATTAGTACCAAGGATTTGTGTAACAGTATTGTCGTTTAATTGTAACTCATTACCAGAACCATAACTAAAGCAGTTATCCCATTTCAATGTTTGTAGTGTAATCATTGTATGTTCCTATGATGTCTGGTATTTTATCAGGGCTAATTTCGAGTATGTAAGTTAGATACTCTACTAATTCTTCTTGGATAGACATTTCTTTATCCATGATGAGAGATGCCTCTGACTTACGTTTTACTACTTTCTTATCTAGCAATTCTGAGTTTTTTACTCCTGCTAGGTCTTGTATATCTCCTTCTACTTCGTAGATCGTATGATCAAACTCAGTAGGAGTCATTTCTTCACTACTTGTTACTGTTTTGCGAAGCAGTTGCGGTAGCTCAAAAGGCTCCCACATCCAACTCCAGTTCTGTGGATTAATCAAGATATAACCTGTTTTTACTTTACTTCTATGAAAAGAAGTAGTCATAGGACTGCCTGGATATACAATATTTCGTTGTGTGTTGCTATGAGCGTGTAAATCTCCTGCAAATACTACAGGGAAATCTTCAAATATGTCTAAATCTACTTCAGGTTTAACGTGTGGTGGTATCTCTCCTCTTACATGCGTAAACAAAGGCTTACTCGTATCAAAGTGTTCAATGCTGCCCTTCTTGTGTAGGTCGGCATACGGAAGTATACCATAACCTAAATCTTTATCAACGTAGGATATGTCTACTACATTGATAAGAGGGTTAATATCTCGAGAAACTTGTTTCAGCTGAGTAAAAAATGTCTTATTCTTTTTAGTAGCTTCATGGTTTCCGTCATAAATAATTGTTGGAATCTTTACTCCTCGAATAAACGAGAAGTAAAGTTCTAACTCTTCCATGTTCGGAAGACGATCAAAGAGATCGCCTCCGATTATGTGCATACTACATTCTTTCTCTAGGCTATACACCTGACGAAAGAACATTTGATAACGGTCTACAGCCCACTTTACTGGAACGTTTTTCTGTCCCAGCTTTATGTGCCAGTCCGCAGTAAATAGGATCATCCTACATTAAACTCCGCATCAAGTGCTTCGTCATCAGTTTCTTCGCCATGATTTCGTACTCTGTCTAACAACTCTTTCTGAGCGTCTGGCGTAGGACGAGACATAACGTCGTCCATAGACTTCAGTTCAGCAATAGCTGCCAACTCGTCTTCTGTAAGCGCACGAGGCTTACACTTAAGTGCCTGCAGTTGATACTCTACATTGTAAGGAAGAGGTCCGGTTTTTACTCGCTTGAAACAAATGTCCCAACCAGTTTCAGGATCCGTAGGGTCGCCTAAGTCCTCAGCAGCAGTAATAATCTGCTCCCACAACTTCTTTTTAAGGTTTACTACTTTGATTTCCCCATTATCAATGCACTGAGTAGCATAGCTCCAGCCACACTTCAGATCAGGGTAGTACTCTCGTACCCAGTCTTTTTCTACATTGTTAAATCTTTCGGAATTTCTATCAAAGGATAGACACTCCATTGGAATGTTTTTGCCATTCTCACCTTGAATCCAGTAAACGTAGCGAGCAAGAATGTCGCCAACGATACGCATTTTGTTATCGCCGTCTTTATACTGAAAGGATGAGATAGATGATTTTTGGGCTCCGCCCGTTTGTTTGTTGAATGATAGTGCCATTAGTGTATAGTCTCCAGTGTGACTTCTTCATAGATGAACGTTATTTCGTCCGGTAGTACTATGAGTAGCCTATTATCGTTAATTTCTTCTAAATCCACAGGACAATGTAGTGAATCTAGCGTGGTTTTGTTATATGCGATATAGTCTGCGTGACTTCTGAGCGAAGCAAGCGCATAGTATACACATAGTTCTCTACTTGTATACTTATAAGAATTGAACAGCAAAAAATCTCCATGAGCGAGAAAACTCGTCCCTACGAAGTTTTTATGTGAGTATTTATAAATAGGGTCGAACTTGTTACGAGGGATTTGACTCTTTATGAGCATTTCCATTATCAAGTTACAAACAGCAATATTGCCGTCCGCCGTATCAAAAACCTTTTTCCAATCAAATAAGAGCATATATTATACTTTGTTTTTACCAAGTTGTCAAGAATTATTTTTCTAAAGGTGTTTAATCTTCCAACCCTGTTTCATATAGAACCCGATACGATTTGAGGCTTGTTTTCGAGCCGTATTTCCTTTCAGGTGTATATCTACTACAACAGG